CTATCTTCATCCTCATCACTTGCTCTTTGAAACTCTTCCTCATAAACACTTTTTAATATTTGTATTCTATCAGGTGCTTTTTTCATAGATATATAATAAGCAAGTCCTGCAACTAAACAAGGTAAAAATCTAAATGGGATATCCGTTGTGTTTTGAAGTGTGTCTGCATCTTGAATTCTACGTACATAATAATAAACCAAACTATCTGAACTTGAATCTGGTGTTGGCCACAAGATTAAAGAGGGTGTAATCTTTCTATCAAAGTAATATTGACTTGGTCTACCCGTTTGATCTTTATTAGGAAGATTTAAATAATCTCCTCGAGACATTCTTGATAGTGAAAAATCTGTGCCACCCCTTCTAATAACAACCTCAAGTAGATCTGTATAATCTGTTGTAAACTGATAAGAAGCAGTGCCAGATGTCAAAGCTTGTGTTGCTTGCTCTACAGTCCACAGGTTCAGACCTCTATTTGCCCATTCTGAAAACATTATATTAAGGGATCTTCGTGCAGTTCTTGCATCGTATCCTGTTCTCATTTCTAGGCCACAACGTTCATAAGCCTCTTCAATGGCTTCAGCCACATCTAAATTAAAATCTCTTGAGTTTGAGGTTGTCATATTTAAACCATTTTGTTTTTGTTATTCATTTTTTTTGTTTTAGATTTAGTTTTATTTTTTACATTTTGAATAGCTTTTTTTAGAGCATTTTTTTTATTTAAAGAACCACCAAATCTTTTCTTCATTGTTGGTTTGGCTTGAAGTTCTGTTATTTTATCTTCTAATCTTTTAATTTTATTTATTAAAATATTTTCATTTTTCATTTTATCAGTAACTTGTTTTCTCAAGCTAGTCATAGTTTGTTTAGTTGTACCAGGCATTATTTTTTTCTCCTTTTCAAAGCTTTTACTCTTCTTGGCTTACCAGCGGGTTGCCCTAATCTCTTCTTCTGTGCTATCCTACTACGTTTTTCAGCCGCTGTCATCTCTGATGCTGTTTTTGGTGTTTTTTTAGAAATACGTTTAGTTGGCCTACAATAAGGTGTACCTCTCTTTTCACCTTTTTGTCTACCGCACTTTTTACCAGTTCTTTGATCTTTCCATTCTTCCTTAAACCATCGTTTAAGTGCTAAACCCGCTTTTGTCTTTCTAACTGCCATTATGCGTAAAACGTTTCTTTTCTTCTCATAACAACACCACAACCACGTGCTATATTCTTATTTTTAGCAGAACGTTTTCTGTTGTTTTTTGGCATAGTGGCTCCGCCATTATTTAACATGACTACTCCACCCTCTGCTTTTTTCTTAGTCTTCTTCTTTTTTCCACCTGTGCCATAGTTTGCTGCACCTACTTTTCGGCATTTTGCTATAGCTCCAGAAGCATAAGCTGATGGGAAAACTTTATATCTAGCTTTTACTTTATAATAACAAGCGTCTTTTGGCATATTTTATCTCCTTAATATTTTCCAACAAGTGCACATCCACTCTCTCTTTTTACATTTAAGACAAACCTTAACTGGTTCACCTCTTACGACCTCGCCTTTTTTTAGAGGCACAATGTGCTTTTTCAGAAAATCCACGAGGTCTGGCACAATTGATTTTCCTCTTCCGTTTGGCACTCCACTTCCTCTTTCGTGGTGGATTGGTCACTTGCTTTGCCATTTGTGACCGACCCATCGTCATTAGATAAGTTGCTCCAACCCACTAGCGACTATAATTAATGTTACTATAATCCATAATCTATTATCAAGTTTATTTAACTTTGCGTTAATTCCATCAAATCTAGCATTACAAACTTGTTCATGTTTTTCTAATAATTTTAATAATTCTTTACTTGTCATTTAACACTTCCATCTTCGTCTTGCTTGTCTCAATCTACTGTTAGGATTTTTAGCGGCCTTTGGAAACTTTTTCATTTGACCCGCAGAACGAGCACAAAAAGACTTTCTCCTTTTATCTGCTTTACTACCTTTTTTTACTTTGCCTGTGACAGCAGTTTTTAATTTACTACCAGGATTTTCTCTTCGATAACGAGCAACACCCGCTTTAGTCATTCCCGCCCCTTTTTTTGTGGGACGGAAATATTTTTTTGTTTTAGGTGGTTGCTTATCAGCTTTTCTGGTCATGACAAGAATATAGTGAGCTTATTACCACTACCCGAGAAAGCAGATATAAAAGCACCACTTTCTGCTAATACACCCGCATCTGGTATATTAAGAGTATGTAAACCAGTTGGAAAACTTTGAACTAATAAATTAGATCCTCCATCTCCATCTGTAATGGTTAAAGCACCAGCAGAATTTCCAAATATTACAATTTGTCTAATTCTAGATCTTGCTGGACCAACAACGGCTGAACTGTCACCTTGATCAAAATTAAAAGCTTTTACATCTGATCTAGCTGCCATTATTTTCTCCTATTAATAAACAGAGTATTCTAATTCAACTGTGAATCTTCCATCAGTTATATCAGCATTTACTGTAGTTGTTGCTCTTGCATATAAGTGCACGTTAGCAACCGCAGCAGTTATGTTAGGTACAAATATGTGATAATTACCAGCGGTATCGTTGAAATTAATATCAATCTCTGTGATTGATTGTGTTGCACTTAATTGCTCATTAAATGACGTTACGCCTGCACCAACAATCTCTGTTCCAGTAACTGCAGCATTTGTAGCGGTGCCACTTGTAGAACTTAGTGCTAAGTTTCCTGCTAATGTCTGACCCGCAGCAGTTGTAATACCAATTAAAGCTCTGTGTATGAAAATTTTACTTGGTGTTACCAACCCACTAGGTGCATCGACATTTAATGTACCTAATTCTACTAAACAGTCTCCATCTGCGTAAGCAGTAGAAGCAGCATCGGTAGAAGCTAATGTACCAGCAAAAGATTGAATTTTTCTTGTACCCATGGAAACAAGTTGTCCAGTAGAATTTACTGAAAAACCAGTTTCTGTAACGGCACCAGTAGTGCCATTTTTATTAATAACGTTAAATCCACCTTCAGATCTAACGGGACCTGTAAAAGTTGTATTAGCCATGTTAATCTCCTTGTCTTGGCAAATGTCAGTTACTTGAGTGTAACTGTCAAGGTTAGTTTATTATACATAAAAAAAAGGCGACTGCAATGAGTCGCCTTAAAAAATCTACTTAATTTTTTTATGCACCTTTTGATCCGAAGACACATCTTGGATCTGAAAATCCAAAACTGTATCTTTCTCTGGCCTTAAATCTCATATTGCCAGTATCAAAATCAGCTTCCATTTGAGTTGCTAAAGGCACTCTTTCGAAGTGCATGAAGCCTCTTGGAGCATCTGTTAAGATAAAAAATGCATCAGTGTCAGTCAAAAAGTCATTAACTGTATAACCCTCTGGAAGCATTCCAGTTGATCTTATTGCGTTAATGTCATTGTCTGCTGTTGCAGTTCTTAACTGAGATGCCATGAGTCTTTCAGCAACAAATTGTAATTGACGAGGTATAACAAGTTTTCTACCTGTCAATGCAATTTTGAGACCTCTCTCATCAACAAAACCTGCAATGCTAATTAAAGCATCTTCAAGTGATGTTTCGTTAAGGTCTGCATCAGTTGATGGTTCATTAGCAAAAGTGCCACCAGTTATAATTGGGTGTGCAGTTGAACATAACTCAACTCCGTCACCACCTGTAACTGTGCTATCGAAAGCGTTGTTAAGAACTGAAGCAGCCTTAACTTGCTTTGTGTGTGCCATAGATCTTGCTAATGCACGTGTATATCTTGAAGACAATCTGTCATAAAGGTTGTCCTCTACTGCTTCTTCAGTAATCGAGAAAGCCAAAGCAATAGTCTCGTGATTATAACGGGCAGTGAAAGACTCGTTTGCATCATCAAATGATACGCCAGAACCTTCTTGTTTCACTGGTGCCGCTCCAAAACCAGAGAGCATTACTTCTTCTTCAAATGATCTGTCTGAAGACTCAGTTGTAAAAATTTCCGCATGTTGGTTTTCATACCTTGCGAATTCCATACCAAAGAGAGCGTTTAAACCAGGCTCTAATTCTTTGGCGAGTTGTGCTCTTGAAATAGCCATAAATCAATCTCCCTATGATATCGCTGCGTCAGCATCTCCAACAGAACTGAAGAATACATGATTGTTAATTTTAACGATATATTTAACACCAGCAGCAGAATGATCTTCATTTTCTACGTCCTCTTGTATTCCAACGATCATCAAAGGATTTGATGGATCGGAATCTTCAGCAGTAGAAATATCAATCTGTGCGGTTGATATACCAGTTGTTGTATTTCCGCTTGTAGCATTTTCTATCTCAGCAGTTTTGAAAATGTCAGCTTTTGCAGTTGCTCTGTTGGTATTAGTACCATCAGAACATATAACAAACCTTTGCATTGGATTGTCATATACGAAAGCTTTAATATCAAAATTTGTATCCGCTGAACCAGATCCTGGCCACGTATTGGAAAATTTTAATTTCTTTGTAGTGTTGTCAACATATTCACACCCAGCAAAAACTCCTAAGATCTGCTTTGTGTCTCCAGTGGCGTTGCCTAATACTTGCACTGTGCCACCAGTTAACTCAGCTTGAACAGGAGAGCCTTGGAAAATAGCTGATGCATCACTAGCAATGAAATACTGATTTGTGCCACCAGGAAAAGTTCCCCCAATAGCATTAATCGGCTTTAATCCAAATTTTAAATCTGCATTTGCCATTTATAGCTCCTTATAAGTTACGAAAAGGAATTATTCCTTTCCAAAAGTTACTTTACTACGCCTACTTTTTTCAATAGGCATCGAAGGATGTTGCTCCTTCATTAAGTCCTGATCTACGGCAGTCATTTGATTGCGGGTCTGATCCCGAAAGTATTCAGTTCTCTCTTCAACTGTCTCTTCAGGTATTTTGGCGAGCATTAATCCGCCATTACCTATAACACCCTCATGCTTACCTTCTTCAACCGAAGCAAATTGTTGGTCTGGATATTCGTCTGCTCTCACTGGCTCATAACCCTCTCTAAGTCTTGAATGAACGTTCATTTGATCGTCATCGCCTCTTAAATGAGTTCTGATCCAACGATGTTTATATCCATCTTTTGGCTTCGGTGCATCCAACTTGCTAGGTGGTGCCCATGGTCTTCTGCGTGCAGTTTTAGCACGTGTTACATCTGATCGTGGAGTTGTTCTATCTGTCATGTTTTACCTCACTCTTTAACATATTTAGCATATTCTTCTAGCGGAACATTCAGTCTTTTAGCCATCGCTACTTGTGATGGTGACAACTTCACAGTCCTACGCCCCTTATTGCTGCTGCGAGAAGCCGTGCTATCAGCAGGAGCGACCCTGTTAGCACTACTCGTTTTTTCTTCTTCAAACTCTTCAGGAAAACGTTTCCTAATTCGTTTATTAATTTCAGTATAGTATTCATCGCTTCTTGGGTCAAATCCTTCTTGTTTTAATTTTTTATCAAGACCCATGGCAAGCATTGTCATTTCTTCATTTTCACCAAACCAAGGGTTCTCTTCTGCCCACGCTTTTGCCTTTGGATCGACTTGTGCTTCTGGTTGTGCTTGAGGCTGAGTCTGCTCTTGAGGCTTAACTTCGGGTTGAGATTCTTGTCTTTCCTTGGCTAAACGATGTCTTTCTTGTTCTATTGTAGCTTTAGCAATTGCTTGATTAGCTTTAACTATCGCTTCAGCGTCATTAACCTCTAATGCCTTTTTTAAAGCTTCAGATGCCGATGCAAGCTGAGATTCAATACGAGTGCCATACTCGGTAATGTAACCTTTATCAAGATTAGATATCTGTGTTTGGAGTTTTTCATTTTCAGATTTTAAAGTCTCCGCAAGTCTAACTGCTTCTTCTTTGTCTCTTTGCTCTTTTCTATAACGATCAGTGATTTGATTAATTCTTTTTTGAACATTTTTACTGTATTCGTTAAGCTCTTCATCCTTTTTTTCAACTTTTTCTTCTTTAACTTCTTGAGGTTTTTCCTCTGTTTTTTCAACAGTTTCTAACGGAAGTTCAACCTCAACGGGTTTTTCTTCA